TTTTTTCTAAATCTGGTAAATATACTTTATCTAATAAATTCATAATTAATCTGGTTTAAAGTTAATTCCACTTCCACTCCTTGCACTACCTTGAGTTATTGCAAATTTGACTTTTTTTTCATGAGAGCTTGGGGCTATTGAATATCTAATTTGGAAAATATCTTGTGCAAATTTAATTTCATCTAACTGATCAATTAATTGTTTTGCATCAAAAACAGATTTGTTAGAATTTTTAAATTTATCTAAAACTAATTTAGCTTGATTATCAAAAAAATCTTTATCAGCTAATGCAACTCCCCAGTTTTCAACTTTACTTGGAAAAGTTACTTGATCTAATGTTGGAACATGCTCTTTATCGAAATCTTCCTGTAAAACTGCAAGGTAAGCATTTTCTGGTTTCATGCCATCCATTACTTTTTTCATATAGCTTTTTTTAATAAACTGTTCTTTGTTAGCTATAGCTGCTGCAATTTGTTGACCTCTTGCTCCTCTAACTGTTGTGATGTTTTTAATATTCTCATCAATCAATTTAGAATAAAATTTGTAATCTTGGTGTGCTGTAAAATCTGATTTAGCTTTATCAATGATAGCATTGAAAGCAGATATATCTTCCATTGCCATATCTTTAAGAATATTGTTGTCCAGGATATATGAGTTTTTAATATCGTCTAATTGCTGAATAGTTTTTGCAGAATATATTTGTGTAGTAATAGCATTAAACAATTCGCCATCAGTCATACCATCTTCATCTTTATTACTCATGAAGTTAGATAGTTTAATAAACATTGCTTCATTAATTAAACCACCTTCATACATTTGGTATAATTCATTAATAGTAGGAGCTTCATTAACAAAATCTTCTCCAAGTACACCAGCATTATTTATTCTTAATAAGATTTCAGTAAATGCACCAATTTGAGAATTGTTCTCTGCTATGGTTTGCATGAGTTCTTTTTTCTCTAACTGCTGTCCATCACTAATTATTTTAAGTTTAGCTTCTTTGACATATTCAGCAGCTGCCTCTGTTCCAACAGCAGCAACTAAAGATTCTTCGTTTTCAATTATGTTCTTTGGATTTATTTGTAATTCTGAATTTAATAATAATTTGTTTCTTAAATTAGTTTTTTTCTTAACAAGTTCTTTATAAGTTTGAGAACCTATATAATTTTCATAAGCTACATTGTTAGCTAATTTATCAAAAGCAATTGAACCTTCTGCCATTTCAGCTTGATCTGTTGAAATCATTTTTGAAATTGCATTATCAAATTCTTTGTCTAATCCAGTTGTAAATTTATTAATAGTGTTAGTAGATATTTGACCAACTAATTTTGGAACTAATAAAGCTTTCTTCTCAGAAATTTTATCTAACAATAATCTCTTTACTGTTTTGTTTTTATCTTTAAGTAACTTATCAAATTTTTCTGGAGCTAAATCTTTTTCAAATTTAAATGGTGCATCCTGGTCAGTAGAGTTAGAATATTTTTCATACTCTTTTTGTATCTGAATATTTATACCTGGAAGAACCTCATTAACTTGGTTGTTATCTTCTATTGCGTATAAATCTTTTTGAATATCTGCAATTGATTTAGTAATAGCATTAACACCAGATCCAACTTGTTTAGCTAATGATAAAGGTAAAGCTAAAGCTGAACTTCTTGGAGTATTACTTTGTTGAATAGCTTGTTTGCTACTAAAAATTTCTAACTTAGCCATTATACTATAACCAATCTTCCATCTTTATTACTTTGATAACCCATAGAGAGTAGGCTGCCAGCTGCTTTTGCATATTCTGCTCTAGCTGTTAGATCTCCTTTTAATCTCTCTCCTTGACCTCTAGCTTGTAATAATAAACTTTGATTAACCTGGTCATTTACTTGAACCTTAGTGTTGTAATCAGCTAAAGCTAAATCGAATAATTGATTTTGTTTATTCTTAACTCCAACAATAAATGGAGTAGTTCCTTCTCTGTATTCAGCTCCAGTTCTTAAAGCATCCACAAAGAAATTTGAAAATTGTTGTTGTTGAGCTTCTATAAATCTAGGCTTTTCTATTTCGTCATAAACCTTTTGCTGAATTGCAGCTTTCTTTCTAGCATAAGCAGCTTCTTGATAAGCAACTGCCTCATTGTATTTTCCAATTGTTTTAGCAGTTTGTGCTGCTGCTATGTTACCTAGAGCACTCATAAATTTTTGCCATCCTGTAATAATTAGTTTTATCTGGTCCATACATTTGCATTAGACCTTCGGATTTTAATCCAAGCCATTCAGCAAATCGTTTGCCAGTTTTAAATTCTTCTTTAACTGCTGTTTGCAGTCTCCAGATATTGTTGTTTTCACAAATAAGATCTAATCTTTTTTTAACTGAGATCGCTGCTCGTATTTTGTGATCAAAAATTTTTTTACTTGATAATACCCAGCCTTCGCCAACTCCATCCCAAAGAGGAACAATGCCACCAGCAAGAATAGGAAAATTATCAACCAATAAAGAGAAAGATAAACCAGGTACTGCAAAATCGATCCTATTTTCTGTAAAGCTTGCATCAATATCCATTAATTTATCGTTCATTCCAAATTCAATAATTTCATCTCCATGATCTTTTGAATAAGGAACAATTTTATATTTAACCATCCGATGTAACTAAAGTTGGATATATTGCTAAGACCGAACAAGGTAGAGGTTGATCTTGTTTTATAAATATAAATCCATCTGAGTTATAATCATCTCTAAATTCTATTTCTCTATCTCCAGCTAACAATGTATCAACTGGTGCTGATAAATTACTGGATGTTGTTCTAAAAGGAACTGTCTCTAAATCATTTAATGTTGGACCAACTTTAACACCAACTGTTTCAAATAATCTTAAAACAACTTTTGAAATTCTTTTTGTTTTACCTTGAGATGTGCCTTCAGCAGCTCCACCTTCAATTCTCATTGTCTGTAAAACACTATCGTAATTTAATCCAACACAAGCTGAAGTAACTGCTCTATCTAAAGTAATAGCACCAGAGCTTACAACTTTGTCAGCATGTACAGATCCATCAGCAAGAACAGAAACTGTTTGTCCTTCTAAATGTGAAAGACCAGATAATGTTGTTGTTGAAGATCCAGAGTAGGAGAGGTGGCTATCTAAAAATTTAAAATCAGTAGCATCTGTTTCATCAAAATCAAAATTTGAAAAACATTCTACATATCGTTTAGTAGCACCATTAACTGTTCTTTTAACAATAACCCACAATTCATCTTCTGTTAAATCTCCAGATATTGTAGCAACACTTTCACAAACTGAGTTGCCATCTCCAAATGATCCACCGAAAATATGTCTATGCCAAGCAACTACATTTTCAGATCGTTGATAAGTTAAACCAGCTAAAACTCCATCCTCTCTAACACACCAGATAATACTGTCTGGTTCTTGTTGGAATACCATTTGAGTTATTCCAGATTTTGTAACTGTATCGTTTAGTATGCAAAGATCTGGTGCAACATATCCATCGGAATCAAAATTGTAAGCTAACTCTCTAATTTTTCTTCTAGCTTTTTGTAAAAACAAAACAGCATTCCCAGCTGGAATAGCATCCACACCAGCAGATCCAAAAGAACTTTGTCTTTTAATCGTTACATTGGTTGGAGTAATACTTGCATCAGTACCATCAGCAGAAACTGTAAATTCGCCTCCAGATGTTCCAACAATTAAAGTTCTTACTGCTTTTAAATATTGAATGGCATTAACCTGGTTAGAGGCAATTGTATAAATCATTGCATCATCAGCAGCTGTACCAGTTGTAAAATTTTCGTAATCTCCAGCTTTTGAAAACCATAAAGTCTGAGGATTATTATTTGTGTTTGCAAAAACTAATCGTTGTTCAAAGAATGAAACACAGCTTGGTCTATCATCTGCACCAGATATTGGTAAAGATGGAGATCCAGTAAATGATACTGTTGCTAATGTCCAATTAGTGTGTCCAGTTCTACTTAACTTTCTTACATCATGATTAGGATGACATAAGTACATAACATCAGCAGACTGAGCAAATTTAATATCAAATAATTCTGCTTCTAAGTATGGAGATGTAATTTCATAAGCTACACCTCCAGATAATATTTGACCTTTGTCTTTATAAAATCTGATGTATTGATCTCCAAATTCTAAAATATAAGTTTGTTCAGTAGAGAACTCAAAAGGAATTAATCTACATTTTTTTGAACTATCTTTAACTTCAGAAATAAATTGTGTGCCAACTCTTCTAGTAGCAGCTCCTTGTGGATGAACTAAAAAGTTCTCCATAGTTTTAACTCCAGAAGAATATTTTTCAAAATCTGTTCTTCCATCTAGCTTGGCAGAAAATTCTCCAGAGACAAATGAGGTTAATGCTAAAGTTGTTCTTGGCATATCTTTTTAAAAATTTCTTGTTGAGTTAATCCTTGTTCATCTTTTTTACATTTAGTCTTAGGATCAATTTCACTTTCCTCAATAATTTCTACTAAAGCATATCGATAAACTTTACTGTCATCTCCCCATTGAAAATGAAGTAATGTTCTTGGTTCATTGTATTTATCTATTAATCTTGGATCAAAAGATGCTGTTGTCATCTACAATCTTGCGTTAGTAAATTCGTTACTCTCAATTGTTCCTAAACTATTTTCTGTTGCATCAATAAATCTAGCTTCTCTTAATCTTTCATCAGCTCTTTCCATATAGTTCTTAGCTAATGTTGCATTGTTAGTTACTGCATAAGCAATATCTGCTGCTAATTGATGTGAAATACTTTCTTGTAAATAGGTGTCGTAATTATTTGGATCTGCATCTATAGCGATATAAACTAAATACAGAGTTCCTTCGTTTGATTTAATTTTTCTTCCTTCAACAGCATAATCTATATCACTTTCAATACTGTCGGTTACACCTGTATGAACTTTTAAAACTCTCAAGCAATCTGATGGTAAAGTATATTGAAAAGAATATTCAACAACTGGAGCTGTACTATCTTGAGCTAATTGAACTCTTTTAGTTAAACAGTTCCAAGCATGACCTCTAAAAACTCTATTTCTTACTGGTTCATATCTTTGATTACAAAGTCTAGCATTTTTACTATCGTCAGTTAATGCTGAGATAGTTGATGCACCTAATAAGTTTAAAGCTGAATTACAAATATCTACTACTGATGCCATTATGTTTTCTCCACTATGATTTCTTTACAATGAAATCTGATTGCTAATTTTAATTGGTTTATTTCTTCATGATTTAATTTTGATAAAGCTTGTCTTGATAAACTGTAGCCTTCTAAAATACATTCGCTGTAAGTATTAAATTCTTCTTTTTGTACTTGACCTAACAAGCACTCTGGTTGTGGACCATTGAAGGTGCACAAATATAAAATAACTATATATTTCATTAGTATTGCCTGGAGGATTTCTCCACCAGGCAAAAATGTTATTGATTACTCAACAGCATAGATAACTTGACATTTAATAGTACCAGTAGCTGTTCCACCACCAGTAGTTACTAAAACATCAGTTTCAGCTGTTTGTTCGTATGCAACACCATCGATAGCACCATCTTCAGACATGATAACTTTTCCAGCAGTAGCAGCAGCTGTTGCTGTTATATATCTGTCTGCATCAGCACTATCTCCAACTGCAAGAGTTACTCCAGATCCTAAAGCATCATGATGAATTACTACATCATAAACTTTTGCACCTTTTGGTAATCTCGCAACTGAGATGTCTGAGCCAGAAGCTAAAGAAGAAGCTTCATAGACATCGTATTGCACTCTTAATTTACCAGACCATTCTGAACTATCAGCATTAACAGCTGGAGATGCAGTAATGTTAGTAAAGTTAGTACCTTTTACACTAGCCATATTAATATCCTCCTATTAGCTTTCTACGCACTCTATCGTTGCTACTTTGTTTTCTTCCATTCTTGTAGCTCCGATTGATTGACATACATAGATTTGAGTTGCATAGCCTTTGTCAGATCTTTCATCTATTCTAGTCATAAGATCTTGTCCGATTGCCATTTTGCAACCATCCATAGCCCACACTAGAGCTAATCTTTTTGAACCAGTTATTGATAATCTGTTTGAGACTATAAAGTTAAAACCAAGAAAAGTATTAACTTCTCCATTTGCAAGAGCTTTTACACTATTGAAATCAGATGAAGTTACTTCAGTAGTTCCTAACAAATCTGTGATCTGCTTTGGAGATACTGCAATGTATCTTGGAATTGATGGATCAACTGAAGATAAATCTAAAATCTCTTTTGCAGATCTTAGTTTAGCAATAGTTAAACCAGCTGAACCACTTTCAGTTATCTTTTGGCTTGATGGAAGAGTAGTAGCTGTAGAGCCAGTCTCTCCTGTGTAAGCTGTTCCAGATATAGCTGAAATGATTTCATCATCTTGTGCTCTTCCTAATGCGTAAGCAGCAGCCATTGCGTAAGATGATGTTGGATCGATCAGAGTTCTGATCTTATCTTGATTGTCGATTAGATCAGCATACTCATAATCTACCAAAGACACTCTTCGTCTTGCATGTGGTGTATCAATCTGTGGAGTGTCAGAGTGTCTGCTAACTCTTTTTTGAGCAGTAGCCACACCAACTTGATCGAAAAAAGCATTTTTTCCGACAACAGTTTCTACATCAACAGCATTTCTAAGAAGAGAACCTTTTTGTTGTGATAGCATTTGTACATTGTTTGAATACTGCTGTACAAAAGCTGTAGTTATTTGGTTAGACATGATTAATGTCCTCCTTCTTTTGGTTGATTATTGATTTAATCGAATTGATTTTCCTCGGATGAGGATCTTTTCTTTGGCTTTATAGTCTCCAATTAGACTTGTTTCTTAGAGGTCTTTTCAGGTTGTCTCTTAGAATTTTTTTTATTAACCCAGTCAAAATATCTTTCAGCTATTGGCAGAGGATCTCTACGATCATTCTCTGGTCCAAATTCAGTAGCTAATCTTAAACATTCAAGTTTAATTTCTACTTCTGAAATATCTTCTGATGGTTCAAACTTATCTTTAGCCATTTAGCATCTCTCTTAGTTTAAGAACTTCCTCAACAGATTTTCTGTGATTTGGATGTGTCTTATTCCAATAAGCAGATCCTTCTTGCGTAAGTTCAGTTATTTCTTTTTCAATATCCTTAGCAGTCATATATTGAGATCCATCTCCTTGAATGATTGGATCTTCAGATAATTTATCTGCTAATTCAGAGAAAGCTTTTATAACTGTTAAGTTATCTCCTAATCTTGATCCATCTTTTAAAATGGTATCATTTAAGAAATCTTCTCCTAAAGAATTTACAGCTAACTTCTTCGCCTGGTCTAATCGTTTAGCATATTGAGGACCAAATTCTTTTTTAAGTTCAGCTTCAGTATTCATCTGAGCTTGAGCTGCTTGTTCTTCTAAACTTTGAGATTGATTTTGATTTAGCTCGTTATAAAATTTAATTAAACCTTCAGCTTGCTTAGGAAGTAATCCTAATCTGTGTGCAGTTTCATTAAATGCTTTAACAGAGTTTTCGTCAACTTCTTGATCTTTAAAATTATATTTGTAGCCATCTGGTGTATCTGGTGCACCAAGTCTTTTAAATACTTCATTCCAATCCTCATCAGTTGCATGCTTATTGGGAACTGGAATTTTATCAGCTCCAACAAGTTTTTGTGCATGAAGATAACTTTTTACAAAGTCCTCCATGTTGTTAAAATTACTTAAAGATTTTTCTTCTCTAAAACTTTCTGGAATTAAATCTTGAAAGTTTGTTTGTTTTGGCTGTTCAGTAAGAACGGTATTATTTACTTTAGCAGTTGCGTCAGTATTCTGAACAACAGCTGTAGTTTGTTCAGATTGCACCTCTGGTGCAGTTGTCTGATTATCCATATATATCACCTATGATTATTTTGATTTAAGCATTGCTATA